ACCATTCGATCGTGTAGTTAGAGGTAATGTTCAAGAAAATACAAGTAAGTATACTATCAATGAAGAAATTAAAAATTCTGGTGTTGATTTACGTTTTGATATTAAAATACAACATAGATTCGATGCGGTAGATGACGGAGATATAGGAGTATCATATTTTTATATATCGAGAGAAGGGCCGGATAAACCGTTACAAAAAAATTATTTAGGACCATTTGCAAATACGTCTGACAAAGCACCGGATACATTTGGTAGTATAGGCACATATCAAGTTCAAACATTAAATATAAGTAGAATTATAACAAATGATCAATTTGAAATTGGAGATACATTTTTTATATCTGCAATAGGCGATCCAAATGAAAATACATCTAATACAGATTTCCATACTGTGAATAGCGAACAAACGTATTGGGTAATATCAGATGCTTCAAAAAATGTAGACGATTGGAATCAGGAAATTGAATAATGTTAACACAATATAAAAATATCGAACAATTAAGAACTTCTAAGAAATCATTTTCTGCAGAACGATTGCCGGCTTCTAAAACACAATTATTTTCTGTTGATTCAAATCAAACATATGTTCCAAATACTAATATTTTAGATAATAACATTGAATTTCATATATATTCAGATACTAGCTATGTTACTGGTAAACATAAGATTAATTTTCAAGATACCATTCCAGAATATAAAGATAAAATTACAAATCGTACCATTCAAATTAATGCCGGTATAGGAATTGACTTATATAAACAATTTGAAGATTTACAGATTACTGCTGGTAATTATAATATTGTTTTAAACTTTTTTAAAAATTTAATAGGTAATTTTGATAGTCAACATTTATATATAGATGAAATTTCGCCTGACAGAAAAGAAATTCGGTTAAGAGCTGTAGATGATCAAAATTTAGAATTCTTAGAGCAAATAACTAATTATATACAAACTGTTAATCAAACAATTAACAATGGATTATATAGAACATACTTATTAAATTTTAGTCGTAATCAATGTGTACAATTTATTAATAGTGTTGTTGTTGGTGAATATTTATATGTTAAACTACAAGATCCATTACCAGAACAATTTAAAGAAGATTTTAAATGTTGGGTAGTTGAAGAACTAAAACCTGCATATTTAGATCGTGTTAATATATTAGCATCTGGAGTTGAAAGTACATTTAATCAATTATCTAATCCAAATTGGCAAGCAACTTTTGAGTATAATACATCATCAGAAACTGGATTAAAAAGTTGGACTGATTTATTAGGATCTTCGGTACAAACTTCGCAACAATTAGTCGACCATTATTTTTCAGGTAGTTTAGCTGGAATGAAATTAAATATAAATTATTCTGATTTTAATAATTTTATATTTTATAGTTCAGCTACAGAAAGATTAGAAAATTTTAAATATAAACTACAATTGATAGAACTTTATACTTCTAGAAGTATTGAAGTATCGGGAATATCTGGCAGTGTTGCTACAACAAATCAGGCTGATTTTAATACTTTAAAAAATAACTTAATTGGTGGGTTTGATAATTTTGAAAAGTATTTATATTATGAATCAGGTTCTATAAATTTAACAACACATGATATTCCTGTAATTGATGCAACAGTACCGCAATTAACAGGGAGTTATATACAGCCAGTACCGAAATCAAATTTAAATAAACCATATGCGTTGACTTCAATAACTAGTAGTGAATTTAAAACATGGTATAATTCTTTATATACTAATGCAGAGTTATATGATCAATTAAATATAAATTCATTAGCATTATCTGTTCCTAGTTATCTTTCATTAGATAGTAAATATGATCAAATAACTACATTTATTAATATGTTAGGACAGCATTTTGATATATTATACACGTATATTAGTAACATGACTCGAATTAATAATCGAGAAGAAAATCCTAAATTAGGAATGCCTAATGAATTACTATATTCTGTTGCTAAACAATTTGGTTGGAACTTAACAAATGGTAATCAGTACAAGGATTTATGGGAATATGCTTTAGGTGTAAATGAATCCGGAATTCCTATTACAGGTTCCAATACAGTTGGCGAACCTTCTGTTTCTGGCGAAAATATGACTTATACTGTTTGGAGGCGTATTGTAAATAATCTTCCATTATTATTAAAGTCTAAAGGAACAAAAAGAAGTATACGAGCATTGCTTTCATGTTATGGAATTCCACAATCATTTATAACAATTAATGAATATGGTGGTCCTAGACTTGAACGGGCTCCTATATATGAAAAATTAAATTTTGATTATGCATTAGATTTAATTACAAACACAGCAGGTACTGTTACTGTTAATTATGACCAACCTATACAATCAGTAGAACTTCGTTTCCGTACAGATGATGTTATTAAAAATCCAACGTTGCCGAGTACTATGAATTTATTTACTATAGGCAGTAACACAGTAACGTTAGATTATACTAGTGGAACTTTAGGTACTATACAAATTAATGGTAATAGTAGTGGTAATATAGAATTATTTGATGGGGGTTGGTTAACTGCATTATTAAGGAAGGATGGATCTAATTTAGAAATTGTTGCAAAAAAATCTAAATATGGTAAAATTGTAGCAGCAGTTAGTGCTTCAGATGTATCTGCATTTGCAAGTACTGGTACATTGACATTAGGTGGTACTACAGGTGGTAGTAGATTACAAGGACAACTTCAAGAATTAAGACTATGGACTAGCAGTTTACAAGATTCTGCGTTTAATAATCATGTGTCTGCACCTGCAGCATATGATGGAAATGTTTCTGCATATGACGAATTAGTATTTAGAACTCCATTAACACAGAAAATTAATCATGCTACAACAAGTAGTTTAATGGGAGTCGAGCCGAATAATTCTGGTATATCTGCTTCATTTGCTAGTTGGACAAATAATACTCCATATGACTCAATTGAAGAAACATATTATTATGATGGTATATCATTAGGCGCGGGAACATTAGATGATAATAAGATACGTTTAGAAAATAACGAGCTTATTGGAAATTTAGATGTTAAAACGAGAGCTGAGCGTAGTCAATTTGATAAAGCTCCACTTGATAGCAATAAATTAGGAGTATATTTTTCTCCGCAAACAATGATTGATGAAGATATTATTGCACAATTAGGATTTACAAGTTTAGACGATTATATAGGAGACCCGGGAACTTTAAATGAAAAATCATATCCAGATTTAATTCAACGAGCAAGAGATTATTGGAAAAAATATAGTCAGTCAAATGATGTTAATGCTTTTATTAACATGTTTACCTTATTTGATTTATCGTTTTTTAAACAACTAGAACAATTATTGCCAGCCCGTGCTAATAAATTAACCGGTATTTTGATTCAGCCAAACATATTAGAACGTAGCAAAGATACTATTTTACCTACAATTGAAAAATTTAATAACAGTTATAATGTAACAATACAAGACATGGATCCAACTGCTAGTGCAGATTATCCATATTATGTTGGAAGTGTTGAAGGTAAAATTGCGTCATTAGATGCTATTGACGATGATCAATACCAAATGTATTTAACCGCATCAGAAGTAGAAAAATATAATGGAACTACGTATTCATATGATTATTTAATTAGATCTGGTAGTACATATACAACTGCATCATCTCCGTATTGGCGAAGTGAAGGATTAAACCCAACTATATTAGATTCAGTATTATCTGAAATAAAAGAAATAGTTGCGGTTCCTGCAGGAGAATATGGTGGATATTCATATGGTGCAGCTAGTTATGGTCAAACTGAATCTATACAATTTGCACAAGTACAAGATTATTTACCAACAGGTGTATTTCGTCAAAGATATGCTGGGTCGAAATTAACTAGTGCAGATTTTAATATAGTTTCGAATCAAACTGTTGATAATGGTGCACCTGTAGAAGTTAGAAGTGCAAATCCAAATCAATTGATATATCAAGATAATGGGGAACAAGGAAGTTTTGTGTTAGTTCGTTAATTTAACATCAAAAATAACATTAGCAATATTTATATAAAATTAAGGTAAACAATATGGGATATTTAGACAATTCAAGTGTAACAGTAGATGCTATACTAACATTAAAAGGACGTGAGCTTTTAGCAAAAGGCGGAAATGCATTTAATATTACACAATTTGCAGTAGGTGATGATGAAATAGATTATTCATTATGGAATCCTGCAGATGCACGTGGAACTAATTATTATGGCAGTATTATAGAAAATATGCCAGTAACAGAAGCTATACCTGATGAAACTCAGGCATTAAAATATAAATTAGTAACACTTCCAAAACAAACAACTAACTTGCCGGTAGTAAGTGTAGGTAATAGTTCATTAACATTAAGTGGTGGTGAAAGTGCTATTATATCTCCAAATACCACAAATATTAAAGGTGGTAATGCTAATTTAGGGTATACATTTATATTGTCTGACTCTACGATAGCAAGTTTACAAGTCGATCGGGCATTACAAAATTCAGTACTTCCAACTACTCCTAGATTTATTGGAGATAATGAAGATGCACAAACTGTTGCAGTAACAGGATTTAGTATAACTGTTATAGCTAAAGATTTACTAAACAGAAATGGATTAGGAACAATTACGGTAATTGGAAATGAAACTGGTGGCGCAACTACTATTAATTTAACTGTTAATCAGATTACCGCAGTACAAGCTCAGTCAGCTTCGTAAAAAAGATGAATATGAAAACAATTGAACAATTAAAAAAACAACAACGTTTAGGTGGTACGCCTCCTCGTGCTAATTCAAGATTACCAATTCAGAGTGTAGCGCCTGGCAGAGACCCAGTGTCGGATGCTTCGGCTACTAACTTAATTAATCAACAAGTGCAGCAATTAGCACAAGAGTTAGCTAATCAAATTGTTGCTGAACAACAACAAGCACAGATACTTGCAAGAAACGGAAGAACATTTACAAAATTTGATTCTGTTAATGATATTGTTGATAATCAAACAGAAACTGTTACTGCAGGGTTATGGAGTGATAATGTTGCAAGTTTGACAACTTATTTTACTAGCTCTACACAAACAAATGATCAACGACGTTATTATGTAGACGTATTTCAAAAAGCACCAGCAGCAACGGGTAGTGCTGTACAGTTTTCTGCAGCATATGGTCATGCATTAGGAAGTGGTTCTGATTCTTCTGGTGTAAATAGCAATATTGCGTCGAAAGCAGTTTATTCACAATATCGTCAACTTTTATTAAACCCAACTGATACGAGATTTACCACTGCAGGATCTGGTAGTACGGATTCTATATATGTTGTAAACTTTAAACGTAACAGGTTAAAAGAACGTTTAGATGCTGGCAATTTTGAATTACCTTTAAGATTTATGTCCGCTTCGTTAGATGCTAATGCAACTGGTAGTAACGTAGCAGTTAGTAGTAGTGTTGTCGTTTCTTTAATTGACGATTCAGGATTAGCAGCTGCTAGTGTTACTGATGCTGGTAAAGTTTATAATATTGTATCTGGTTCTATTGCCGGCGGTATTTATAATTCATCTGCCCCGGTATATTACGGATTAGCATATCCAGATTATGGAACATTGATACTTGACGGTAAAATGTTAGATCAGCAGTTAAATTTCCAAACTAATACAGGTTCAGATTCAGAAGGTAATAATCATTTCCGTTTATTCCATTCAGTTTCTGGTTCGGCTTTAATT